ACGCGGTTTATCGCTTTAGCGCACCGAATCACATGCGATAATAGGGAGAATCAATAATGTTTGACAGATGTATCACATGCGAACGTATTGGACAAGATTGCGTCCCGGATCTTCTCGCTCTCCCCTGGCCGGATCTTATAGCCTGGTGGAAGAAGCGGCAAGCGTTCCTCGATTGGTCAAATCAGCGCTTGTCGGATGAAAGCAAAGTCCCTGTCGGAACGATCAATCGCATCAAGGCGGGCGAGGACGACGCTCGATACTCCACCATGCGCAGCATCATCCATGCGCTCATGGGCGGCCATTCCGTCGAATTTCAATGCCAGAAAAAGCTGGATCAAGAGTTTGCCCACCTTGAAGAACTGGAAAAGCAATGCAAAGAGCTGACGATCGCCAACGACGAGCTGCTTGTCAAAGTGCAAGTCATCGAAGAAGCGCATCAAAACGATGCCGCCAACCTGAGCAACGCGCTCAAGGATCTGGAGCGCGCCATCGCAGCGAATAAGGATTATAAAGCCCTGCTTGATAATATCCTTGCATCGCATAAGGAGGAAACGGATATCGTCCGTGCGGAGGCTCAAGCAAAAATTGAATACCTCAAGGATCTGGTCGCCAAGCTGCGCACCGACAACGAAAATTTGTGGGCCGAAAATAAGCGGAAATCGATAATTGTTGACAAATATTTTGATAGTCAGAATAAAGGCAGTTAATACCCTATATGATAAAGGATGATGAAATATGACGAAAAAAACAGATGTAGAGGATTGGCAAAAAATAATTTCCGTGCGCAAGGTGCTGCGCGTTGCCTTCTATATCCGCGTGTCGACGTCTGAGCAGGTTTCAAAAGATAATTCCCTGCCGGCGCAGAAAATCGCCCTCCAGGAGTGGTGCGAAAAGAATAATGCCGTATGCGCCGGCCTGTATGCCGACGAAGGAAAGTCTGCGTCAAAGAATATCCGCAAGCGCAAAGAGATCCACCGCATGCTGCGTGATATCCGGGAAGGAAAGATCGATCTTGTCATATTCACCCGCTTCGACCGTTTCACCCGTAATCCGGAAGACTACTTCAAGATGATGGAGACGATGAACGAGGCCGGCGTACAGTGGAAGGCGATCATGCAGCCGGAGCTGGATCTCAATACGAACATGGGCCAGACGCTGATCATGTTCTACCTGGGAATAAACCGCCAGGAGAGCGCCAATATTTCGGAACGTAACAAGGCTACGGTGCATGTCCGCATCCAGAAGGGCGCACCGATTACCGGCGCGCACAATCTGCCGATCAGCCATACAATCGGCACTAATGAGCGCGGGGACAAGATCGTCATCAAAGATCCTGAGTTTGAGCCGATCGTCTGGACGTACATCAATCACTATGAGACGCACCATTCCAAGCGCGCGGCCATGGAATATACAAACGATTTCTTCGGCGTCGATATCGGTTATTATCGCTATGACAGGATGATCAAAAATACGCTCATGTATGGCCATTACAAAGGTCATGACAATTACTGCCCGGCATATGTTACGAAGGAGCGCTTTGATTCCTGGGCGGAGATCAACAAGAAAAATGTCCGCGTCCGCAAGGTAAAAAGGACGTATATCTTCACTCAGCTCTGCATATGTAGCGAATGCGGCAATAGAATGGCCGGCACATTTTCGACAAATAGCCAGGGAAATGTCTATCAGTATTACAGATGCAATAAGAGAAACGTTCACAAGCAATGCACGAATAGCGCAACGATCTCAGAAAGAATCATCGAGACATACCTGCTTTACCGTCTCAAGCCTGAGATTCAGCGCTATATTGAAGAGTATGAAATGCAAGCCGCTCAGCCGGTCGTCAAGCGTCCGAAGGTGGACGTCGTGAAGAAGCTGGAGAAGGAATTGGAGCGCCTGAATTATCAATACAGAAAAGAGCGCATCACCCAGGAAGAATACGACACGGAGTACGAAGCCCTGGTCAAGAAGATAAGCGAAGCCCGCCTTCGTGAAGAAAAAGAAAAGGCCCCGGAGGTCAAAGACCTGGAGCCGCTTCGCAAGATCCTGGATATGGATCTCATCAGTCTGTATAAAACATTCGACCAGAACGAAAAGCTAACCTTCTGGCGCGGAATCATTGAGAAGATCACGGTGTATCCTGATCAATCCTTGAAGATCAAATTCTTGTGATTTTTATTTTTGCCCGTGTTTGACTAACACGGGCGCTCCATTCGGAGCTATACGATTAGTCAAACAAACAGAAGCCGGTAGAAATCCCGGCTTCTCGCTATTTCTCCGCCCTCTTGACAAAAATCCAAAAATGTGCATCATAAGATACAATAACGCACGGAGGACATCAGCATGAAAATTTACATCAGGAATAACGCCGGCATGGTGAAGCAGGTGAAGCTTGGCTTCTCCTGGACGATGCTCTTTTTCGGGATCTTCGTCCCGCTCTTCCGCGGAGATCTCAAGTGGACGATCCTTTCTTTGATTCTTGTCTCCATCACCAGCGGCTTCGCCTGGCTGATTCTCCCGTTCTTTTATAATCGTATGTATGTCAAAAGCCTGCTCGAATCCGGCTGGTATCCTGCCGATGAGATGAGCAAAAATGCCCTGCTTGCAAAGGGTTTCATGTTTTATAGATAATCGAAGCGACGGAGGAAAGCCATGTATACACCCCGTGATACTGAAAGAGCCATGTATATTTATAAGCAGCGCAAAGAGGAAAAGCGCAGATTCGTTGATATTGGCCGTGATCTTGGTATCACAGGCAAGCGTGTCGCTTACATATACAGGAGAATTGACTGGAATCTAAACGGGTATAATGCGGATCATCATCAGAAGCCGCACCGTGCAATGTCCGGCGTCGTCCTCAAGTTTCAGCAAGGCGAAACAAAATAAAAAGGCCAGGGCATAAGCCCCGGCCTTTTTTATTTGTCCGTATGAAGGATATCGATCTTCTCGTTGATGCCCTTGACCTGCTGCTCAAGCACGGGTACCCGCTCCGCAAAGCCGTTATGCCTGCGCACTTCTTGCGTCAGATCCTCCAGCTTTGTATCCGTGACGGCTTTCGACTTGACGAATTCCGTCTTCATCTCCTGCATCTCCTTGCAGAATTCCGCCTTCATCTCCCTGATGATCTTCTGGTTGTTGTTCTGAACGGTGATGATCGTGCCGATGAGCGAAAGACCGCCGGCGATCAGTGCGACGATGATTGATTCCATTTTATCATCCACTCCATATGTATATTATTCCTTATATCCGATTGCGATCCAGCCGACGCTGGTGTTTGTGGTGCCGTTCCTGGTGACGTAGGCGTCAAAGCCGCTCACGGTGATGTTGGCCGGCGCGGCTCCGGATACGGATGAGCCGGGGACGGTCGTGACCGGCGACGTGATCACCATCGGGACGGACGTGTAGGCGACCGGGAACGTGACCGCCTTCGCCGTCGGCGTGTCCTTGACCGGCGTGATCGTCTCCACGCCCCATTGCAGCAGCAGGCCATTGGAGAAGAGCACGCGGCCCGTCCGGCTTCCGTGCGTCACCTTGCCGGATGAAATAAATTCATCGCCGCCATTCGCCCGCGTCACCTTGACATTGGCGTCAAAGACCAGGTTCTGCGTGCCGGACAGATAGCGCCAGATGCCGTGCGATCTCGCCGTATCCCAGCAGCCGATCGACGTCACGCTGCTGCCGCTGCCGCCGTATAGCTTGCAGTTGTGCACGTTCGCCGCGTCTTCCGTCGTCTGAAAGTAGATATCCTTTTCTTCGTCCGTCTTTTTGATGCCGCCCATGTAGATATATTGATATACGCTCATGGGCAGATCGATCTCCATGCCTTCGGAAAGCTCGCTCACCTTGCCGAAGGCGATGCCGCGCCCGCTGGCGTTGTAGTCGATCAGGGTAAATGCCGTCGGGATCTGCGTCGTTGAGTAAACCGTGGCGAAGTAGTCCTTCACCGTCAGGCGGAGATCAAAGCTGCTGTCCTGCCCGAAGAGGCCGCTGCTGCTGACGATCGAATCATTGAGAGCATAAACGGCCCCGCTTGTCAAGGTCGTCCACGTGTCGCCGCTGGATGGCTTATATTCCAGCGTATACGCCGCCGTGTTCTTGTTTCCGACGCTGGCGATGGAGAAGTTGATCTTCGCATTGACGTGCGTGCCGTCGTAGTTTTCCGTCCCGTCTGCCAGGCTGCGGACCGCCTGGAAGGAAACGATCTTCGGCGCGGCGTAGGCGATCACGTTAAGGCTCCTTGTGGTGCTGGCCGTTCTTCCGCGGCTGTCCGTCGCCGTGATCGTGATCGTACTTGTGCCGCTTTTTGATAGCACGCCGCTGGTGAAGCTCTTCGCCGTGAAGTTTGCGCCCTGGATCGTCGTCTTGTAGCTCTTGATCGTGGAGCTATATACGCCCGCCGCCGTGATGGAGACGGACAGCTTGCTCTTGCTTTGCACGTATCCGCCGAACTGAGCCGCCAGGCCGGCGACGGCCTCGCTGATCGTGACGCCGCTGATCGTGGGCACGACGGATGCAGGCACCGTCACCTTGAAGGATGCGCTGACCGCGCTGCCGATCTTCGTGCTGCCGCTGTATGTCGTCACCGTTACCGTCGCCGTGCCGCTCGTTGCGCTTGGCATGGCGTTCATCCAGCTCGTCGGAATGGCGTAGCTGGTGCTTGTGCCGACGCCCGTTGTCGTCTTTGAGTAGCTTCCGAACTTGAAGACGACCGTGTGCGTAAAGCTGCTGGATTTTCGGCTGATGGCGACCGTCACAGCGTTTTCGCCGTTGATGGCGACGGATTCCGTGACGCTTGATATCGTGCTCGCCCTGGGGATCGTGTCAAACGTGCCGCTGCCGCTGGCTGTGACGTTCCCGTAGTACGTGCCGGAGAGCGTCACGTTGATGCCGGCCGTGGCAGAAAAAGAGCAGGTTTTTGATCCGTCCGAACTGTGGGCGACGGTGACGGTCTTCGTGTAGATGGTCTTCGTCTGGTTGCCGGATAGCGCCGCCGTGAATGTGAAGGTGTATTTCGTGCCGTTGATCGTCAGGCTGCCGCTCTTGCTTGCGCTTGAGTTGATCGTGTAGCTGCTGCCTGTCGATACGAGCTGCACCTTTGCTGTGACGGAAGATGTGTTATTCGCCGCGGATTGAGATCCGATGCTCCATGCGATCTGAAGCCGGTATCCCGTGCGGATTGCCTGCTGTATGGTGCCGGATAGTGCCATTGTGCCCGCCTCCTTTTGAGAAGGTCAGGGCCTATCATCCTAGATTTTCTTAAAACTCAGGTTTCCGTTTGCCCGCGGCATGAAGGCGAAGCTGCCCAGCTGCAAGCTGTGAAGGATCTGCGTGTCGGTGATGTAGAGCTTCCGGTTGCTCAAATAAGCGACTTCTGCGCCGTCTTGCAGGAAGCTCAGCCGGTCATTGGCGATCCGAAGCTCCAATTCGTTGCCGACTTCTCCGATATGGATCTGGCCGTCCACGAATCGGATATACTTGCGGATCTCTTCAAAGTTGGCGTCTGTGCCGGCGGCCACGGCTTCGATATCCTGGGAAAACTGCGAGAATTGGATCTCGACGCTTTCCTTCGTCTGCTCCACGGTGGTGCTGATGGAGCTGATCAGGGCGTCCGTGTCGTCCTTGAGGGTGTAGCTTTCCGAAACGCTGGAAAGGATGTTCTCTTCGCTCATCTGGATCGACGCCTGCACATTCTGCTCGACGTCGTAGACGGCTTGAGAGGCCGCTTGTGCCGTCTTCTCGATCTCCTTGAGGATTTCCCCTTGCGTATTCGTCAGGCCCGCCACGGATGAAGATAGGCCGCTTCTCGCCGCTCCAAGTGTGATCTTGCTTGCGCCGGGGCTTGAGAGATTGACGGATAGCTTCGTGATCAGAAAGAGCTGATCGATCCCATGCGGCCGGCTGATCGCCCGGACGTATGTGCCCAGGTGAAAGGCGGCGATATCCTGGCCGGCGGTGGAGAGATCCGCCGCCGTCAGCTCGATGGTATCCGGCAGCTTGACAAGGCCGGCAAGATGTGCTCTTCCCTTGATAAGCAGGTTTTCCGGCTCGGTGATGTCGTCAAAATAGGCCCGTTTGACAATCGTGCCATATTGTGATATAGCCGCCTCGTCCCGGATCATGTCGCTGCCGTCGTTGACGGTTGCGATCGTCAGGCGTTGATCGGTATCCTTGCCTTCTTCGTCCTTGAGCTTAGCGCCCAGGGGAATGAGGGCCGTGCCGATCGAAGCGCCCTTCCTGATCCTTTCAAGATCAAGCAGGTTTTTGCCGAATTCAATCTTCTGCGGCGAGAGCAGCGTCACGTCCGCCAGGTAGTCGATATAATTGATATATCCTTCGTGCCGGATGATGATGTACCCGCCCAGGAGCTTGATCAGCTTGTCCTCGATCTCCGTCCACGTATCCACATAGTCGATGTTTGACCGCACGATATAGTCGTTGGGATCTGTCACCGTCACCTGGCCGACCGTAAACCACTTGCTTTCTTCGACCTGCTCATTATGACGCGTGATCATCAGATTGAGGAAGCCTTCGATCGTGCCGGTGTAGTCGTATGGCCGTTGCTGGCTGTCAAGCAAAAAGCTCAGCTCGCCTTCGCAGGAGATTTTCTTCTCGTTGTGCCAGCCCGTCGGATCGTCAAGCGCCCGCCCTCGGAAGATGAGATCGCCGTCCTGGTAGACCTTGATCACGCCCTTGAGCTTCTTGATCAGATCATACCTGGGATGATCCTGCTGCATAGTGAATTTGAAGCTGCCGGTCTTGTTCAATTCGACCTCGACCGAAGCGCCGAAGATCGGCATACTTTCCAGCCTCGAATCGTGCACCGGGATGTCGTCATATGTCACCCGAAACATTAAAGATCACCTTCTTGCCAGGTAAAGGTGATCGTGCCCGTTCCGGTCACGGTCACGGTGTTCTCGCCTTGCACCAGCTCAAGCTCCGGCAGGGTATAGATGCCCGGCCCCAGGTCCCATATATTGCCCTGGTAGACGATCCGCAAGCTGCCGCTTTCCGTGTAGATCTGCACTTCGGGGACAGCACGCTTTCGCCCGTTTGTCAAGGTGATGATCTTTTCCGTCCCGTCAAGGACGTAGGCGCTCACGGTATGATCCTTTTTGAGCTTATACGGGCCGCAGTCGCATTCGATGTCGATCTTTGCGACGCCCTTTTCGTCGGTGTGCTTGTCGACGTAGCATCTGCCCTGGTAAAAGTAAAGAGGATCATCATCAAGGATGATCCTCTTCTTTTTACCATGCAGCGCATTATTCACGCGGGAATAGAGGGAAAGGAAGTCGCTCGCCGGCGTATTCGCCGTAAACTCGAAGCGGAGCGTCCTGTTTTCAAACTTCGGTTCTCCGAAGAAGTCCGTCTGATCCAGATCCCCGTCCGCGCCGGGGATGTCGATCTTTGCCTTCTTCACGGGAGGCGTGCTGATCTCCTTCTTGCCCAGGATGAGGCCCAGGTCATCGGAGTGCAGCGCGTCGAAGCGGATGCCTTTCATGTCCGTGTCCTTCCTGGTGGTGCTGTGTCGAAGTATGGAGATTCTTTTTGTTTATTCGGTTGCGGGATTTTCCAGCACCAGGCGAACGGCGCCCGCCTCTTCATTGCGCTGAATGCTGACCAGGCGATTAAAGCCCGTGTACGTTTCAAAGACGCCTTCGATCGCCTCGTCGTACTTCTTGAAGACGTCAAGGCCGTCAAAGTCCACGGCGATCAGCGTGAGCGGCCGCTCGTCGATCAGCTCGATCAGCACCGTGTTCTTCTTGCGCAGTCCTGCGCAGATCGTCCGGATGTTATATACCTTTCCGCTGCTCGTTTCAAGCTTCATCCTTCTTTTCCTCCTTCGCTGCATCCTGCTGAGCCTGAAGCTCCTGCGCCGCTCTGATCACGGCGTTGATGTCGTTCTTGACGGCCACCATCTTGACGCTCTCGCTGCCGGGGATCATCATCTTATCCAGCAGTGCGAGCACATTCTTCAAAGTCACATCGATGATCATGGTTTTTCCCTCCTTTATACGGTCAGGACGTTCACGTTCTGCGTCTCGACTTCCGCCGGGGCGATCACGGCCGTCTTTCCCGCGTCGAATACCTTGCCGCCGTACTTTTTGTAGGCCGGATAGGTGACGGTCGATCCTGCTGCATACAGATTTTTCGATACCTTTGTATACAGCGGATATGTATGCACGCCGCCGTCTGTATAAAGCGGCGTATCAACCAGCGTCGTCGTGTAGCGCTTTGCGCCGTTCGAGCGCGTGTAGTACGTTTTTGTACTTCCGGCCGTATACAGCGTCTGTGTCAGTTCACGGTATACGCCGCCCGTGCTGATATACAGCTTGTTTGACGTGTATGCCGATCCCTGTGTTTTTACGGATACACTTTCCGTCTCATAGCACTCAACGCCGTCCGATCTCACATACAGGTTGGTATCCGCGTTATACTGACTTCCAAGCTTTCTGACGCTGCCGACGTTGTTTTCATCCTCCACGTAGTAGCTGGACAAATACGCACTTGATGGCTGCTTGATGACGGAATAGAAGTTTTCTTCGTCCTCGACATACAGCCCGGCATGCTCCGCGCCCTGGAGCACAAACTGCGTCCCGGCTCCGGCGAGGATGTTCCCGCTTGTATCCTTGATTGCTTCAGACCATATCTTCACCGGTTCTCGGTGCCCACCGCTTCGGCTTTCGCCTACTTCCGCGCCCGGAATGGTCGTTGAACGTTCCCCTCTTCGGGGCTTCGCTGCTGATTACCCAATCCGTCGGATTTTCTGGCCGTCACGATTGGGCGTATTTCATCCCTGCGTTGTGGCTCCGTCGGCTCTCAGGGCGTCCCAGCAATTCAATGGGCGATTCTTGCGGCACATTCCTGCACCGCCGCGCCAATCAATCAAGCGCACGTCAGCAGCGTGATCCGCTGCGTCGGCGCGCTTTCTCCTAACGCCTGCGTAAAATTGGTTACAATCGGAATCGTGGTCTTGCTGATCGAATCGCCGCCCAGCGTCAGCGATCCGGCGGACATGTTGACGGCGGTCAGCGTCCCGCTGGCCCAGACGTTTCCGTTTACCGTGAGCGCCTTCGTGCTGATGCTTTCGGCGATGGAATAGTTGACGTCGGTATACACCGCTTCGATCTCTTCGGCGATCAGCGTCTTGACCGTCGTGATCTGTGAATCGACATAGGTTTTATCGGCTTTGAGGATGATCTCCGAATTCGCTCCGTCGATCTCGATCTCCGCAGCGGATACCCGCTTGCCCAGGTTGTCGACTTCCGACTTGCTCGCCTTGAGGATGATCTCAGCGTTTGCGCCGTCGATCTCGATCTCTGCCTGGCTCATGCGCATGCCCAGCGCGTCGACCTCATCCCGGCTTGCCTTCAAGACGATCTGCGCGTTGATTCCGTCAAGCTCGATCTCCGCTTTGCTCAGCCTGTTTTCAATGCTGTTCGCTTCGCCGGTCAGCAGCTGGATGTTGGCGTTTTGCTGATCGATTTTCACCTGTGCCCATCGGAGGATTCCGTTCATTTCATCCTTCACGCTTCCGCGGCCGCCTCCGCCGCCGTATCCCGTCAGGGTTTCAAGCTCTTCCTCCGCCGTGACGAAGTTATCAGTCAGCGCCCTGGGCGGCTCGCCGAAGATGTACGTCGTGTTTTCCGGATTGGCGATGTCGATCTCAATCTTGCAGCAGACCTTTTCGATATCGATTCCGTGCGGCTGGGAAAGGATGTGCACCTTGTCGCCTACCTGGATCGAATCGATGCTTCCATCAAGGAAGTGCATATCGATCGCCTGGAGCGTGATCGTGCGCAGCTCCGCGCCGATCTTCAGGAATTCCCGGCCCTTTTCAAGCAGCACCGCAGGATCTTCGATATGTGCCCACGGATGTGATTTCCAGATCCGGCCATACTGGGCGACGGCTTCGTCATCCATGATATAGTCCAGTCCGCCATTGACGGAAGCGATCGTCAGCGGCGGGCTGTATGCGCCGTCGTCCCCCAGGTTAGAAGCGCCAAGCGGCCGCAGGATCGTGAACATATCCGCGGAATCGTTCTTGTCCTTGAGATCCAGGAGATTGACAGCGAAGCGGATCTTCTGCGGATTCGCCCGTCCGTATTCCTTCACCCAGTCAAGATAAAGGACGCCGCCTTCCTTGCGTACTCGCAGATAGCCGCCGTATGCCCCGATCAGCTTTTCGTCGATCTCTCGGAGCGTTTCCCAGTATGCGACGTTTTCGCACTCAAGCGCCTCGTCTGCCCGGTCGACCGTCACTTCGCCGATGGTGAAGCGCTTGTCTTCCTCCATCTGTTCGTTGTGCTCGGTAATGAGCTTTTCAAGCAGCCCGCGCGGCGTGCCATTATAAGAATAGGGTGCCGCCTGGCTGTCGTTGAGATATCCGCGCACGCCTTCGCAGTATACGCTCTTCTGGTTGTATTTGTCGTTTTCATCGTCCAGCACGCGGCCCCGGAAGATCTCCTTCCCGTCCTGCTCGACGGTGACGATGCTCTTGCGCCTGCGGATCTCGCCAGAAGCCGGGTTGACCTTCGGCAGGACGAACGTGCAGGAGCCGTTCGCATTAATGTCAAGCGATACCTTCGGAGCCAGCACGCGGCGGGACATGTCCATCATAGCCGGGGAATAGAGGGTTTCTCCGTTGTGCTTGATCACATACATCAGAAGCGCCCCTCTCTGAATTCAAGTGAGGCGGTGCCGTTCCCCTCAAAAGTAAAGGCGTTTTCCCCGTTTCGCAGCACAACGTCCGGATAGATGTTTGCGCCGGACTGAAGCTGATAGGAATTGCCGCCGAAGTGCATGGTGATGCTGCTGCCACTGTTGGCCGTGATCGTCGGAATTACGGGCTTTTTACTGACCGTGATCAGGACCTTTTTGCTGCCGTCAACCGATACCCTGAAGATCCTCTTCTCCTTCTTCGTCTTGTACGGCTCCACGTCCGCCGTGATCGTGACGCCGCTTGTCACCTTTTCAGGATCAAAGGCTTCCACGCTAAGGCGGCCCGTGTAAAAGTAGTCCGGATCGTCATCAAGCACGATATCCATTTCCTCGCCGTGCAGCGCGTCCATGATCTCGCTGTGCTTTTCCGGCCATTCTTCACGCGGCCCCAGGATGCTGAATTCCATCCGGATCGTGCGCCGTTTATAGAGCAGATAGCCCGTCAGGATCTTGGAGATGTCAAGCAGGCCGTCCATGCCCGGCACTTCGACCTGCTTGACCACGGGCGACGGGGGAGAGATCTCAGGGTATTTCTTCAGCATAAGGCCCATGTCATTAAAACTGTGTTTCGCTCCGAACGTGACGCCCAGCATATCAATTCCCCCTTCCTTTGTTTCTTGCGATGGTGCCCATCTGCGCATCGATCGCCGGCGTCAGCTGCCCGGCCATAATCCCGCTGTCAAGCTGGATCACCTGGCCGGCGCGCGTGAGGCCGACCAGCTCGGAAAGCAGCGCTTCGATCCGGCTAGATCCGCCGCTGCGCCATTCGGCCGCGTCTCTGCTGTTGAGTACGGCTTCGTCTCTGTGCAGGCGAGCGATATAGCCGTCATTGGGCACGCGGTCAAGGCCGCTTGCAAAGCTGCCCATCGCGCCGGCGTGGTTTTCCTCGATCATGAAGCTGCCGCCCGTCGTTCCGTAGCCGATGTCGATGTTAAAAAGCCCGGCGACGCTGTTCATGACGCTCTGCCAGCCGGCGACGATTCTCGCTGTGATATCCGACCAGGAAGGCATATCCACGCCGAACGTCACCTTGAAGAAGTCACTGATCGCCGGCATGACGACTTCCTCCCAGCCTTTACCGGCTGCCAGGGCGATGTCGTTCCAGGATTCCGGCATTTCCACGCCGAAGACGACCTTGTAAGCGCCTTTGATGTTGGTCTTGACCGTCTCCCAGCCGCTCAGAATTTTCTGGCCGATTTCGGCGTATGTATCCGGGGTGTCGATGATCGCCTGAACGATGAGCGATTCCTTCACGGCCGTCTTCACAGTCTCCCAGCCGTTGACAATACTTGTCTTTGTAGTCTCCCAATCAGGCAGCTCGATGCCGAATTGCATCTTGACGCCGTTCTGGATCATCGGCCAGACCTTCGTGCTCCATGTCGTGCCCAGGTCGGAAAAATCCTGGATAAAGCTTTCGATGTATGGCGTTGCCGCCGTCACCATGTCGGCGATCCAGTTTTTTACTCCGGAGAGAATCGGCTCGCCGATCTCTCCCAGCCTCGCAAGCGCCGCATTCAGATTATCCTGCGCCGCGTTGGCTTCCATGACGTTCCCTGCGGTTTCCTTGTACTGATCTGCCGCCGCCTTATACGTCCAGTAGAGCGTATTCATGATCAGATCCTGCCGCTCTGCGTCCGTCGTGCAGGCTGAAAGCTTCTTGTTGAAGTCTTCCTCGCTGATGCCGGCCCAGTTGAGCGCGTCCGCAAGGCTGCCCGTCACCTGGCCGACCTTCGATGTCTCATTGGCCGATTCCGTCAGACCTTCGATCGGAAGCGAAGCGCCGAACGTCGCATAGACGCCCGTACAGATGTCCGTCCATTTTGCAAGATCTTCTTCTTTATTGGTTAATACGGCCAGATGATTGGCCGCTTCGACCGCCTGATCCGTCTCGCCCAGCACTGCCTGAAGCGCTTTATACGTCCTGATCGCCGTATCGGCGCTGTGTCCGTTTGCAAGATACGCTGAGTTAAGCTTCGCCATCTCTGTGCGGTAGTCTCTTGTCGATTCCACGCCGGCGACGAAGGCCGTTCCGATGGCCGCCGCTCCTGCGCCGACCACTTTGCCGATCTTCAGCGCCGCGCCGCCGATGTTCTTGAATGCCGCCTGAATCCGCTTGCCTGTTCTTTCTGCTCTTGTCGCTGTGTCTGTAAGGGCGCTGTTTGCGTCCCTGTTGTTGATCGCAATCGTGCCGAAAAGCTCGAATACGTTCATAGGCTTTCACCTGCCTTTGTTGTGGTGCTTAAAAAGAAAAAGGCCGGTGTGAATCGGCCTTTTATCGTGTGTTTCCGCGCTTTGCGTGCTCAAGCCGGTCGGAAAGCTCTCTGTCGATCGCCGGCGTCAGCTCGCCGATGAGCGCGCCGCTGTCAAGCAGCACGCTGCGGGGAATAATGCGTTTCAAAAAATCCATCATGATCCGGTTTTGCTCGATCACCGTGCGGGAGATAGCCTCGTTTTCCAGTCGCACGGCGTCGGAGACGTAGCCTTGCAGCACGGATATCGGAGCCACGGCCTCCGGTCCTGCTTCGCCCACGCCCTGAAGGCCCAGGGGAGTATCAAAGATCGTCGGCTGGTCAAAGACTGCGCCGGCCGCATTCCAGTTGACGCTGATCTTCGGTACGCTTGGCGGGGAAAGGCTGAATTTTCCCTTCAGTGAGAAGGAAGGGATCTTGATCTTCGGCAGGCTCCAGGAGAATTTGAAAAAGCCCTTGATCTTGTCAATGGCTTTTCGTACACTCTCCCGCGCGGCTTCGATCTTGTCTGCGATCGCCTTGCGGATGTTGTCGAACGTCGTGCGCACGCTGGAGAGCGCGCTCTTGAAGTCGGAGAATTTTCCCTTGATATAGGAGACGGCCGACGCGCCGACGCTCTTGATCTTCGCCCACATATTGATCCAGAAATTCCGGAAACCTTCGTTATTCTTCCAAAGGACGAGGAAGCCGGCGACAAGGCCGGCCACCAGTGCGATCACCATGCCGATCGGATTGGCGAGCAGCGTGGCATTGAAGAGCGCCACCGCGCTGCGCACGGTCTTGATCGCCGTCGCCGCTGTGCTCATGATCTTGCTCCAGTTGAGGATGAGCAGGAACGTACCCACGGAGACGGCTGCCGCCGTGATCGCTGCGGCCCAGTTTTTGATCGTCTGCTGGTTGTTTTGTATCCACGTGCGCAGCTGCTTCATCTTTTCGACAAAGCTTTCAATCTTCGGCACCGCTGCCGCAACCATGTCCGCGACCTTTGTCTTGATCGCTGTCAGGATCGGCTCGCCGACGCGGCCCAGCTCAGCAAAAGCGCTTGTCAGCTTTTCCTGAGCCTGGTTGGCGGCAAGAATATCCTTGTTCGTTTCCTTATACTGATCCGACGCGCCCTTGTACGTGTCGTTCAGTGTGTCCATGATCAGTTTCTGCCGTTCCTGCTCATTGGAGCAGGCGGCAAGCTTTTCGTTGAATTCGTCTTCAGCGATGCCGGCCCAGTTGAGCGCGTCCGCAAGCGGGCCTGTCACTGCTCCGACCTTCGCCGTCTCATTGGCTGCTTCCGTCAGGCCTTCAATGGGGAGGGAATCGCCGAACGTCGCAAAGACGCCCGTGCAGATGTCCGTCCACGTCGAGAGATCCTTCTCGTTGTCCGTCATCACGGCCAGATGGTTGGCCGCCTCCACGGATACGGCCGTATCGCCCAGCACAGCCTGAAGCGCTTTATACGTCGACGTCGCAGCCTCGGAGGAATGCCCGTTCGTGACAAAGGCCGTGTCAAGCTTGCCCATCTCGGTGCGGTATTCCCGCGTCCCTTCAATGGCAGCGATCCAGGCCGTGCCCAGGGCAGCGCCCGCAGTCATGACGACCTTGCCGGCGGTCAAAGCCGCCGATCCGATCTTGGAGAAAGCGCCCTGCGATTCCTCGCCGGCGTCCTTGGCCTTGTTCGTCGTGTCGTCGATGGCCTTGTTTGCCTCTTCGTTATTGATGGCGATGGTGCCGAATAGCTCGAATATATTCACCGCATTCACCCTCTTTCCGGGGTGAAAAACGGCCTATCATCCTTTGAACGTCTTTTTGATGATCGCCTGGATGCCGTCATCGTCAAGATCGGCGTCTCCGCTGGTCTTGCGGGCAGCAGGAGCCGCTTCCTGGATCGCCGCCTTCCATTTCGTGAAGGTCATCTCGGGCGGCAAATCGTGAAGTTTATGCACATAGGCGATCCAAAGATAGAAGTCGTCCTCTTTTTCCGCCTTTTCTTTCCTGCGCTCCTGGTCGCTCTTGATGAAGTGCGCAACGAAGTCTCCAAACCGTCTCTGATTGATGTATGTACGCATCAGATCCATGGGACAGCTGTATCGTGAATACAGCATGTCCATGAATCTGAATTCGCCGATCAGGCCGATCTGAAGACAACCTTGAAAAAATCCGCGTTTCCGGCGTCCTTCAGCATGTCCCAAATCATCATCGGGCCGGTGCCGAAGGGCATGTCGTCGATCATCTCGACCGGCAGGCCGGACACGTCGGAAAGCAGCGCATAGATCTCATCGTGCGCCGTGACGATGTTGCGGATCAGCGCAAAGCCCAGCTTCGTTGCCACCTGGATGCCGATTTCCTCACGGCTCTTGCCTTCGGTGTTAATCTCTCCGAAAGCCTCCTGAAGCTTTTCGCCGGGGAAGATCTTGTCGATGATCGAAAGGACCGTATAAAGATCCTTATCCTTCAGCGGGCGCAGGTAGTAGGGCCTGCTGATTTCCACATCTTTATCCACATTCTGCTCGTCATTGTTCATAAGTTGTCCCGTCCTTTCCGGTTACTGTGCAGCAGCAGCAGCCTCGTCCGCGTTCACAGCCACCCATCCGGTGCCGTTGTGCATGAAGATGACATAGGGCAGGCGCGTGACGCCATACTCCAGATCGCTCATGCAGGTGAACGTGCCCTTGAAGACGCTGTTCGTCTTGTTCTTGCTGTCCGTGGTGAAGCCGGACGTGCAAAGCGCATTCTTGAAAAGGATGATCATCGGGCGGCCGTCGAAGTACGTGCCGTAGTAGCCGAAGCCCTCATAGAAGTGATTCGGCCGCACCTGGTCGTCGCTCGTCACGACTTCGTACTTATTGTCGGTCGTTGCTCCCAGCTTGCCGATCACCTGATTCTTCATCAGCTCCGCAGACAGCTCAGCGAAGGAGACTTCCATGATCGCCGTCTCGCCGATCTTCTTCTGAAGCTCACGGATCGCCACCAGCGCGCCGTCAAGCTCCGGGGCGAAAAACTCCGGCGTGATCGTCAGCGTGCCGCCTTCCTGCGTCGCGCCGATGATCGCAGCCTTGATCACTTCTTCCGTCGGTGCGGTCTCCTCGTTATAGGGCACGCCCTTGAAATAGACGCCAGCGCCGAAGAGGATCTTCTTCGGCGTGCCCTGCGTAATGCCGTTGTTCAGCATGTTAATTCACTCTCCATTCCTGGATAGTCAGATTGATCTTGATGCTCTTGAGATCCGCGTCGCCCGTGGGCACGGGCATGGCGGAATCATAAAAGACGGCAAGGCCAGTCCCATCGGACAGGATCACCGTCTTTGCGCAGCTCTTTTCGATTTTTTCCTTCGCTTCCTCAAGGAGCAGCCATTCTCCGCGGGTAAAGCCCCGCAGGATGACCGTCACGTCCTGCCGGCCGTTTTCCTCCCTGGTCGTGCTCGGGATCTCGTTATATTCCCCGACGAAGTAAACATCGGGGATCTCCTTTTTCGTCCAGCGCATGAAAGCATAGGGGAGGGCAAGCCCGTCCATCATGCCGGAAACGTATTTCATTGAAGCCATGCTCATTATTCCATCCGCTCCTTCAGCATTTCAGCGGCGCGCTTCTCGGCCCATGCCTTTTTAGAATCAAACGCCCGTTCAAGCGTATAGTTGGGCGGGCGGCCGTTCGTGACCACGGCGTCAAGCCCTTTGACGGCGCGCAGGAAGGCAGCAGCCTCTTCGGCCTCTTCCTTGCTGGCGTAGCTCTTGCCGCCGCCCTGGGATGCCTGGCCGCGGATGAATACCCACCAGCCTTTGCGGCCGTCGCCGTGTGCGGCGTATTCGCCGGTCCCCCATTCCTCCCAGAAGCCCTCTTCAAGAGGCGTCCCGACCATAGCTTCGGCCTTGGAGCTGTCCTTGAGCGTGAAATCATAGGAGCCTTTGAGCCGTTTGCCTTCGTCGTCCATCTTGCATGTCCGCTGCGCCTGGGCAGTGATTTCTGCGGCAATCTCAAGCACGGCGGCGATGGCTGTATCATCCAGCGCTTCCGTCACTTCGATGGAATAGTCCTTGAATTCAACGCCGGCGGCCATGTTACTGCCCTCCCGTGTACTTGAGGAAGATCTCCAGCTGCTTGTGCAGGCCCATCGGATCATCGATGTACGTCACGTCGTACACCTTCCCGTCATGGATAGCACGGCACGCTTCAGCCGTGACGCCCTCCGCAAGCGGCACATAGTCCGCAAGGAAGACGTCCGTGCTTTCCTGGATCTTGGCGTTGTACGCCGTATATCCGGAGCCGCCGCCCATCGTGTCAAGCCAGCCGAAGATCTCCTGCACATCCTCCCAGGTGGGCACCTGCTCTCCGATGGCGTTCTTATCGGTGCCGGTCTTCTTCTGGATCAGGATCGTGGTGTTTCCGCCGATCATGCTCATGAGCCGATCGTCCCCTTTCCAAAGCGCGCCCTAAAGTACGGCCGCAGGAAAGCGGCGTATTTCTTCGGATAGCCCAGGCGGATATCGATATCCGCTTCGGTTGCATCCGTCGCATAGGTTACGCTGTGACGGGAAAGCGTCTCGCTCTGCACGTCCTTTTTCGACGTGTCGCCGCTGTTGGCTGCTTCGTTGCGCAGCTTCCATCGGAGCAGATCCACGACGCCCATCTTGATATCGTCCGGCCACTCGCCGCCGTTTTCCTCAAGCACGCGCCTGAAGTCGTTGTTCGTGTATTTCTTGATGGAAGCCTCAAGCGCCCGAAGCCTCGCTTCGAGCGCCTGGTCTTCCTCCTGCGTGTCGATGAACTGCCGAACTTCGGCCGTTGTCATGATCATCAGGAATCACTTCCCATCAGGCCTGGGCCGCTTCAGTGATCTCCGTCACCTTGTAGCCCTCGTGTTCCTTAAACCACTGCACCATGCGGCCCTCGGGGATCTCCGCCTTGCCGTTGGCAAACTGGACGCCGCCGGCGCAGATGCCGCAATACTGCGGATTGCTGGCCACTTCGACCAGATACTTCTTGACTTCCTTCTTCGCTGCCATGGTTTATGTCCTCCCTTGTTATCAGACGATCTTGACGTTGCGCAGGACGCCGGCGTGCGCGGTGTTCTTGAGCACCGTCGCCGCAACCATTTCGACCTCGCCCTTCTTGACCGCGCCCGGCTGGTTGAAGTCCGGCAGATACTGATGGATCGCACCGTTGCCGGTGAGGGAAGCGGCATGGAAGCCATCGTTCACGTCAAACTTGACGGCGTAGATGTCGGTCAGGCCGGTCTGCGCCGTGCCGACGGTGCGGGAGATGCCCGCCTTCACGCAGTCGTTGCCGGTCGCCGCGTTGCCGCTGACGGTGTAGTGCTTGCCCAGGTCCATGAAGCGGCAGCCGTCCATGGAGACGACCTTCTTGCCGAAGGCCTCTTCGCTCTCGGTCTTGTAGCCCAGGATGCGCGCAAGCGTCTGGATCTTGCCGATCGTGCGGGTGTTCATGAGCAGCGCATCCGCCTGCGTCTCCTTGATCAGGAGCTGAAGCGCCTCATAGAACTGGTCGGCGTTCGCCTTGAGCTGGGCAGCGGTGGAGATGTCGATCACGGCGTCCGCGCCATACTCGGAAGTCGTGCCGGCCAGCATCTTGTCAAGGCCGTCGAATTCGTTGGCGTTGGTCGTGGCGTTGCCGTTGATCAGGGTGTAGTGGAAGAGGGAGATCGCCGCCAGGATCTTCTCCTTCATCTGGTACGCCATGTTGTTATACGGGCCTTCCGCCTGCTTGAGCACGCGGTCGATGTCGAAGGAGCCGCCGAAGATCTTCAGATCCGCGGTCTTCTTTTCGAGCGTCGCATGGCCGGCAGTGTACTCAGTATTGAGCGCACGGAAAGCGGCAGTGCTCGGCAGCTTCTTCTGCACGTAGGAATAGGTCAGCGTGCTGCCGCCCTGCGGGGAAACGCAGTTGTCGAACGGAAGCAGGTGCAGGATCTCGGAGTTGCGCAGGAAGATATCGACGACCTGCTGGGCAACCTTGTCGCTCATGGCGACCTTCATTTCATTCAGGGTAAGAGCCATATCTCATTTCTCCTTTACTCGTTCTTGGTTTCATACTGCATGCGCAGCGCGTCCGCCAGGTCCTTCGGCTCCGCGCCGCGGTCGTCCTGGGGATTGGGAAGCTTGCGCTCTTCGTACTTGCGGCCGCCGCCGCCTTCAAACTGTGCCGGGCACTGGGTTTTCAGTGCGGCTACGGCGTCCTCGCCGCCCTTGATCTCGCCCTTGTCGTCAAAGGCGATCTCGCCCTTCTTGCGCCACTGGTATTTGAGATAGTCAAGATCCGACTGCTTTGCGCCGGCAGCAATCAGCAGCCGATCCATGCCGGAATCGGCACGAAGCTCCTGATTCTCCTTTTCCAGCTGCGCCATGCGGGCCTCGGAATCGGAGATCTTCTTCTGAAGATCTTCCTGTCCTTTGGTGTCCTTCTTCATGGTTTCAATCAGGGCGAGCGCTTCTTCCAGCTGCTTGGCCTGGCCGGCATGCTGATCCTTCAGCTTGCCGTATCGGATATCAAGATTTTCTTCGGACGCCGTGAAGATCTTGTTCGTCTTCATGCTGTCCTCGATCGTCTTGATCACGGTATCGTCAAGGCCCGCGGCCTTCAGAATTTCAGCGATGGTCATATGGGTACATCCTTTCTGTTTACGTTTTTATACCTGATCGTACAGGTGGGGGGAGCGCTGTTTTTACGCCCTGCGCCGTCGGGCGTTTGTTTGCATAGAAAAGGGCACCTTTTTACGGGTGCCCGTTATGCCGTTAAGCTTTCGGGATCTTGAGCTTCTGGCCGATCTTCAGCTTGTCGCTGCTCATGCCGCTGGCGGTCATGATCTCCTTGTATCGGTTGCCGCTGCCCAGGTGCTTGGCAGCGATCCTCCAAAGGGAATCGCCCTTCTTGACGGTGTATTCCGTATAGGCGGGAGGCTTCTCCGCTGCCGTGCTGTCCTTATCTTTTTCCCGGATCTTGAGCACCTGGCCGACCTTGAGCTTTTCGCTTGACAAGCTATTGAGCGTCATGATCGCCTTGTACTTGCTGCCCGCGCCCATCGTCTTCTGTGCGATCCTCCAAAGGGTATCGCCCTTTTTGACGGTGTACGTTTCAAATCCGGACAGATCCACCGCGGCCGGCTTTTCGGGCGCTTTCTCGCTCGTTTCCTCCACTTGTGCGCCGTAATCCGGGCGGCCGTATCCGGCGATCCGGGAATAGGTGAGGGAATACGACTTCTTCGCCACCGCGCCGCCATTGGCGACGACGCCGGACGCGCTCGACGTGTTTCCTTCGACCGTGTAGACCTTCTTTTCATCCACCTTGTAAACGAGGCCCGTGTGCGAGATATCGTTCATGCCGACGGAATAGAAGAAGATCTGATCGCCGACCTGCGGGCTGTCATGCAGCCGGCCCTTGGCCTTGAAGTAATTGCGGGCGTGCTTGCAGCCGGCTCCGGCGTTGTTTGCGGCCTTCGTCGGCTGGCAAAGGAGCTTGAGCGCCGCCGCCTTTCCGAAGGCCTGCACGAAGCACCAGCAAAGCCACACCGCGCACCAGGCGACGCCCTGCTTGTTGCCGTTGAAGTAACCGATCGCTGCCAGATCCCGCGCATACTTGGAGATGTTGTTGCTGCCGGCGTTGGCCGTCTTATCGTCAAGGTTTGCTTTGCTCGCCTTTTCAAGATAGCCGACCTCCGCCAGGGCGATATCAATGACTTTCTGCTTGTCGAAGCTCATCACACTTCACCGCCCTGGATATATTCGTCCAGGACAGCCGGATCGTCGGCCGGATCGTGTGCGGTTTCCTCTTCTTCGTCATCGCCGCCGATGTATTCCATCACTTCATTGATGTCTTCGGCCGCGCGCTTGATACGCTCGACGTCGATCTTGCCTTCGACCAGCAGATAGCTGACCGCGGAGGCAGCAGAAACGACCGCGCCGGCGACGACGCTGATTTCGGACCAATCAAGGCCGAAGGCGATCAGCAGACCGGACACGATGCCCAGGATCATGGTCAGCAGCTTCTTCTTGCCGCTCAGAAAATTCGTCATATTATTCATCCTTTCTATTTGTCAAGAAATATGCTTCATCGGGAGATTTACAGGAGCTTGCGCATGGATATCACTCCTTTCGTCGCATGAAAAAAGCACCATGCTCTGCACAGTGCTGCATTATTCCTTTGTCGCCTTGAGATACTTCTTTTTGAAGTCCTCGAAGTCTTCCGTCTTGTCAAGCCCGAAGTATTCCGCCCGCTCCTTGAGCGTTGCAAGCTCCTTTTCGTCAAGCGCAGACCTGGCGCGTGTGAGGGCGACGCATCGGCAGTTGCAGTCCTGGCCGGGATCGTTAAACTTGCCCGGATACATGGCCTTCTTTCCGCCGGCTTCAAACGGCTCTCCGATCTCCCGGATCTGGCCGTCAAGCCGCCTGTGAAGCGGCCTCGTCGCCCCGTCAAGGCTTGCGTCCCATTGCTTGACCAGATCTGCGCCCTTGGCCTTCGCCGCGTTCCTGGCGTCGTCTGCGCTCTCCTGCTGGATACGATGGCCTTCCGTGCGCACGATCCGCTTTGCATTGGAAAGCGGCATGCTCGTGAAGCCGGAAAGATTCTGAGCGATCTGCTCATAGGGCAGGGAGGCGGCGATGCCGCGCGTGATCTCCTGGCGCACGTGCTTCTTGAGCTTGTCCATGTCATAGCCCAGGGCAGCATACAGATCGAAGGAAAGCTTGCTGTCGGTGACGACCGCCTTGACCGCAGCCGCCCGGTCGATCGGGATGATCACCGGCACGCCCTGGCCGTGGATATGGTACATCGTGCCGACATAGGCGTCCGTGTACGTGTCGGACAGGTATTTCTGGATCGTGCTGTATTCGTCGCCGTGCAGCTTTTCAAGAATGCCTTCGATCTGGCCCTTGAGCGCTTTTTGATACTGGATCTGATAGATCCGGCTTTGCGTCAGCTCATCGCTTTGCAGCATCCGGATCTTCCGCTCGATGTCAAGCAGCGCCTTCCTGTACATCCGGGAAAGCTCGGTGAGGACCTTTTCTTCGCTGTCAAGCTGGCCCTGAAAGACCTCTTTTTCTCGCTTATTCAATCACATCACCGCCGGCGCTCGTGTCGTCTTCGGGCGTGATCGCAGAAAGGAGGCCGCCCGCCGCGGCCGGGGAATAGGGATCGTTTTCTTCAGGCTTGGGCAGCTTGTCCTTGATCTCTTCATAGTCGATCTCAAGCCGATCGCAGATCTGCTGCATCAGCGTCTCATTGTCAAGCTGCGTCTGAAGGCTCAGCAGCGTCATGATCTCCATGTTGCGCGCCTGCGCATTCGCCAGCTCCACCTGGGCCGCTTCCAGCGTATTGGTGATGCTCTCCCGCTCGAATTCAAAATACACGTCGCTGAGCGTGTAGTCCGTTTCGTTTTCACGGTTGATCTCATCCAGCGCCACCTGGACAAGGCTCTCCATGAATTCCTCGACGTTCGTTTTCGTCTCATCGCAGCGCATATCCAGGCCGGAGTACATCGCCTTGACGGCGACGCTGACCGTTGCGTTGCTGTCCTTGAGGCCTTCGATGTTCAGGCCGCGTCCGTCGTGGTAGATGTTCGCAACGTCGATCTCCATCTTCTTGACGCGGGCGTCGACGGGAATATCGATCGTGCGGAATTCCACGTTGTCATTCGGCGTCGGGGTGGAGATCTGCTTCTTGTTGCGCATGTTGAAGATCAGCTCGTCCAGGTCGTCGCCGTCGTAACCGCGCACCAGGACGACCACTTCCGCAGCGTCCTTGATGTTGTTGGTCAGGCCGCTGTTCATGATGTCATAGTCATCGATATGGTCCTTCGTGCACCGCAGGCTGCTCTCCCGATCTTCGTTATTGTCCAGGCGGAAGAAGGGAATGAGGCCGTAATCGTCGGCATACACTCCATCCTCGCCGTCCTTCGTGTAAACGATGTGCGGGGCGGGGTTGTTCTTCTCGGACGCATCCGGAATAATCGGCCCGTCGCCTTCCTGGCAGTAGAAATAGACCTGCTTATCGTCCCATACCTGGATGCGCTTGATCTTCTTGTTGTTCTTGCCGATCCGCTCGACGTACCAATAGATCACATATTCGCAGCCGTCGTCCGTCTCATTCTTGCGCACTTCCACGACGCCGCCGCTCTTTGCATACATGAAGGCCGTTCTGCCGTTCTTCGCCTTGTAGGCGTAGGCGTAGGCGTCGCCGTCGATCTCTTTGCCGACCAGCATATTATGCAGCTGCTTGCGGAATTTGCCGTTATTGAAGTACAGATCCATCTGCTTTTGCAGCTCCGGATCGTCGCTTCGCACGATCTTGCCCTTGCCGCTCATAAAATACTGTGCGCCCTGATCCGTCAGATCCTTGAAGAAAAGCCGGGAGATCCTGGCGTTGCTTTTCGTCGTGTCTTCATGCACCTTTCCGTCCTTATCGACGAAGAAGATCCGATACTTTTTGATATCGTGCTCGCCCTTGTAGTATCGCCGGGCGATCCGTGCATATCTCTTTTTATCGCTGCCGTAGTCGTTATCGATCAGCGTCTTGATCTCCGCTGTGCTCAGCATGGGAATCACCACCTTTCTTTTATTTTCTTTGGAGGATGAGAAGCACCAGCACGGCGATGAGGGAAGTCACCGCCGTGCCGGAAAAGAATCCGAGTTTGCAAAGGTCACAGGGCGAAATGTAGATAAGCATTCATGTCACCTCTGCTGGTTTTGTTAGGTCGCTTTGGTGTACTTTACGATCTCATAATCGACTCTGAATCCGTCGATGCTGCGGAGCGTGAACATCTGTTCTTCACCTCTATCGAATCGGCTGAAAACCGCCGTATAAGAGCCAATTTGCACCAGCGAAAAAACCTTGATGGAGATTCCGTTTCCTGCGCCGTCATAAGAACAGAAAACAGGACGGTTTTCAAGATACGCCTTGTAGATGTCAGATACGTTGTGGCTGCTGGAATATGTGTCATCGTCATTCTGCGTAATCACCACATGGAGCGCGGACATGTCCGGCAGGAATACGCTCGGGAGTTTTTCCTTTGCAACCTTCTGACTATCACCCGCCTTGTAAAGTTCAATTGTGTGCGTCTCAGCGCCTACGACTGCATGCTTGATATTCGTTTGACCGTCCAGCTCTACAATGACAAACGGCTCAGTCGTGTACTCAGCGTCCACACCACCAACAAGCAAGCCTTGGTCGCCGATACACAAATATCCCTCGAACTCATATGCGGTCAGTTCATAAAAAACTCCGTCACATATGACGATCACCTTATCACCGACAGCAACCTTGTCCACCAAGGTCATGTCGAGCGGCGATAAAATATATTCATCAACGTTTGTCTTGAAGATCGTCTCGCCGACGTTCTCAAGCTTCGGAATCCAGTCAAGGTCGAGCGCTTCTGCGGCGATCTTCACGCCGCCTGCGCTCTTGATGCCGAACGTATGCTCATATACGTCTTCAAAAACGACAAGCATTGCATACGCTCCGGACATCTCAAAGTATTCGGACGGGATATATACGAACGCGAAGGGTTCTTCTGTCACAAGAGATGTATCGCCCGTCAGTGCGCCGATGTTGCCAAGGGCAGGTGCGATCATCGCCCCCTCGCCGCCGCTCATATCAAACGCAACAGCCGTGCAGGTGTAGGTCTTGCCGTTATAGTTGACGGTGTAGGTTTCGCCGATCACGACTTCACCCGGAATCGGCTCTGTCCAACCCAGCATGCCGTCTTCCATTTCATCGACATTGACCGTGATCTCCGGCAGGATATCCACCGCGCCGCTCGTCAACGGGATCGGCAGGAAGTCAGGCGCAAGTTTGTGATAGACCACGCTGTCGTACTGGATCTGGATTGTCGCTTCGGTCGAGCCATCAATCGTGATCAAAGTTGCGTACACACCATCATCAGCTGCTATATGAGAAGGAAGCTGCATAAAGGCGAAGGGTTCTTCGGTCATCTGTGATTCTTCGCCGGTTATAACGCCCACATTACCAAGAATTGTGACAATCATAGCGCCTGCACCGCCACTAAGATCGACTTGCTTGGCAATGCAGGTGTATTTCGTGCCGTTTAACGTCACAATGTACGTTTCGCCGTCAGCGATATCAGACGCAAGCGGTTCAAAAAAAGGAATCTGTCCAGCATCCTGATCGACAGTTCCGGTTGTTTCCGGCAGAACGTCGATCAGCCCTTCTTCCTTCCAATGCGTCCGCTCTTCCCACTTCGCATTGCCGTCCGCATCCGTGACAAGCATCATGTTCGGTTCGCCGCCGGTCGGAAGACCGCCGCCGCCTGTTCCGCCGCCTTCGCCGTCCTTGCCGTCGTAGACCGTCGCCGTCTGCGTGCCGCTCTTGTTCTGTGCGTCAATGCGTACGCCGCCAGTAATGCGCGTCAGGGTGATGGTGGGGGAATAGCCGTCAGAACCGGCCGGGCCGGTCGTTCCGTCCTTTCCGTCCTTGCCGTCGAAGTAATCGATGCCCTTCTGCGGGGTGTAGCCGTCTTTTCCGGCAGGGCCTGCGATCGTCGGGATCTTGACCGATACCTGCTTGCTGCCGTCGTACTCCGCTTCCACCGCGCCCGTCAGGGTGAGCTTCCACGGATTAGCAAGCCGCGCATCGTTTCGCATAAACTTTGCGGCCTGATTCCCTGAAACCTGAATCCAGATCACATCTGCCTTTGCTCCGGCATGCTTCATCGGCATGTAAAACGTCTCAGCATATCCAGATTCACTGTTGGTCTTCCGCATTCTGCCAACGTAGGTGTAAATTTCACCCGTATGCTCAATGGCAATGCATATCTTTCCTTCGCCAATCGCCGCCTGAATCTCTTCTTCTGTGTGATCCGATACGTTGTCACTGTCAATCCGCACAATGAAGAATTCCGTGTCTGCGCCATCCTTGCCGTCATAGACCGTCTGGCTTTCTTCGCCGTCCTGATTGACCGCCGTGATCTTCACGCCGTCTTCAGTGCGTTCAAGCCGCACCTCCGGATTGAATCCATCAGCGCCAGCCGGGCCGATCGGTCCGTCCTTGCCGTCGAAGTAATCGATGCCCTTCTGCGGGGTGTAGCCGTCTTTGCCGTCGAAGTAATCGACGCCCTTCTGCGGCGTGTATCCGTCTTTTCCTGCCGGGCCTGCGATGGTCGGGATCTTGACCGTGACCTGCTCGCTGCCGTCGTACTCTGCGCTGACCGCACCGGTGAGCGTCAGCTTGTACGGATTCGGAAGATTGACGTTATCGCGTCCGCGCACCTTGACAGCATTCCCGTGGACCTCAAGATCAAGCGCAGTCATCTTGCCATATTCTTTATACCAGACAAGCGTGAATGTCGGGCAGTACACACTGCTGTCATCGGAAGAGGGACGATCTCCCACATATGTGAACAACCATCCAAACGGCTTGACAGCCGCTACGCAAACTTTTCCTTCATCCGCTGCCGCGCGGATCTCCTCGTCGCTCTTGTCGCTTACGTTGTTATCCACATGGATGATGAAGAATTCCGCATCCATCGCATTGTCAATGGCCTGCTCCATCTGCTCCTGCGTGACCCTGCCGTTGACCTTTTCCAGGATCTCGTTATATACATCCGCTGCCGGCGGCTCGTGCTTGATGCCGCCGCCGCAAAGCACGCTCTTCTTCGCCGGCACGCGCGCCGCCGTCGTCGTGCGCAGGTTTCCGGCGTAGACGCCAACCTTGAAGTGAAAGACGTCGGAGATCACCGGCACCGGGCACTCGCTGCCCTCAAAGAGCACGTCGTGATAGTTGCCCGCCCAGGTGAAGCGCGCCGTCTTCGTGGGCCATGCGTCCCATTCCGCATCGAAGTCGAAGAGGATGGTGAAGTCGCTGTTTCCGCAGATATACTCTTCATCGCCCGTCTTCGTTGCAATCCTGTCCCGCACGGTGACGGGAATCATCCGTTTCATATAGCCTCTTCCTTTCTTTATGCCGCCCATCGCCTGTTGGTGATGTGCTTTTCGAGCGCATAGCGCATAGCGTCCATCAGGTGATTGAAGTCGTCGATCGGCGCGTTGAGCTTGACGCCGAATTTGTCCTTGTCCCATGTGTAGTTGCTGATCTCGGTCAGGAAGTTGACGCACCGCGGATGCACGATGATCTCAAGGTCCTGTATCCACTGCACGCCGTTCATCACGCTGTCCCGGCCCTTTTGCGCGCCCGTAATACGAAGGCCCAGGCCGCGCAGCTCGTCGTTGCTCTTCGGCTCCGCGCTGTCACCTGTAAAGCGCTCCTTGGCGTAACCCATGGAGACGATCGTCTCGTAGATCTTCCGGTTGCTCATGCCCTTTTCGTACATCTCATCAAAGACGTAAAGCCGCTTTGCGCCCTTGTCAAGCATCCCGCAGAAGCCCGCAGTCGGATCGTTCGTGTATCCGTAGTCAAGCCCGAAGCAGGAGACGACGCCCGGCAGCGCGCGGATCTCATCGATATCAAAGCGTTCTTCCCGCCAGTTTTCATAAACAAGGCCGTCCACGATGCCCCAGTTGCCAAGGCCGGCGACCTGGTAGCGGCGCGGGTTGCGTATTCGCATGTCCTCGAATACCTTGAGATCGGCCGCGTCAAGCCATTCGTTGCATAGGTAGTTGGTCGTGATCGCCAGAATGTCCGGATCTGGCGGAGCGTCGAAGAAGCGCTTCTTGAGCCAGTGCCGCTCGTTCCACGGGTTGAACGTGATCGTCCATTGCTTGAAGAGCGGGGCAGGGCATTCGCCGCGGATGGATTCGTCCAGGATGTTGAAGTCATCTTCATTCATGACTTCATACGCTTCTTCCAGCCATGCCCAGCACAGATATCCGTGCTCGACCGTGACCGACGTCACCTTCAGCGGATCGTCAAGGCCGCGGAATAGAATGACCTGGCCCGTGCTCTTTCGGCGCATCTCCAAAGGGGAGAGGGTGATCTCCCAGTCATCGATCACGCCCAGGCGATTGAGTGCCCACTTGAGATCCGTGAAGCAGCTGTTTTTGATCGTCCTGTACGTCTTGCGGAAGACGATCAGGTTTGCTTTTTCATAGCCCTTTTTATTGAGCCAGGACGCAAACCAAAGCGCCGTCGTCTTGCTCTTCTTGCTGGCGCGGCTTCCCTTGCATACGCGGTAGCGGCCTTTGAATTTCCAGAATTCTTTATATCCGCCGCCGACGTAATCGCTGATATGAAGGATCTTTCCTCTACTCATCGAGATCATCCACGATCACGACCTGGGTGCCGGTTACGTTGGCATTCGTGTCTGTCTTTGTAGAGTATCCGTGCTTGCTCATCCAAAGCCCGGCCAGCTGCGTCGGGATCTGGAATGTCTCGAATTTTCTCCGCGCATCGACCTCGCACTCTTCCTTCATGCGCGTAACGATGTCCGAATACTTCTCATCATCGCCATACGTCGAATAAAAAGCCGACCGTGACATCCTGATATAAACGCAGAAGCCCTCGATCGTGTAGGTGATGCACCTTTGCAGCTTCTTCGTGACGAATTCGCTGTTTTTTGCGCTGAATTCATGGGTGAGTACGGATTGATGATCGCAATATATCTTGTATTCCGCCCAGGCTTCCTCCAGCGCCTTGACGCTCTTGATCTTTCTCGGCCTGCCCATGAATCCCGCCTCCTTTCGTTCAGGAATAGAAAAAGCCCGGCAGGGGAGATCCCTGTCAGGCTTCTTTTTTGACAGCATAATCATATCACAGG